ACAAAACACGATATAGACCTGTTTACGAGTGCTGGAACGCTAATATTCGATCAGCGTAATAGCTTGGTAAAAACAGCCCTAGAAATAAAGGCAGACTATCTACTATTTGTAGATGCTGATATGAGGTTTCCAAAAGATACCTTAAAGATTTTAATGGCTCACGATAAAGATATTATCGGGGTCAACGCAACTACACGATCTGAGCCTGTTAAACCGACAGCTAAAAACTTTATTGTTAATCAAGATCAATCAGTAGATTGGCTGCCGATCTATTCCAACGCAATGTCAGGAATCAGTAAAGCTGATGGCATTGGCTGTGGAGTAATGTTGGTTAAGACCAAAGTGTTTAAAGCAATGGAAGAACCCTACTTCTACTTTGAACAACTTGGTAATAACAAAATATTAGGTGAGGATATTTACTTCTGCATTAAAGCAAAAGACGAAGGATTTGATACTTGGGTAGATCACGATCTATCGAAAGGCATCCGGCACATCGGGCAGTATGTCTATGGCTGGGATAACATCGAAATACCAAAAGAGTAAGAGAGATTATGGCTTATACAAACTTTACCGATCTCAAAGCATCGGTGGCTAACTACTTAGGTCGATCTGACCTAACATCGGTTATCCCCGACTTTATTAGCTTTGCAGAGCTACGCATGGCTAGAGATTTACGCACTCGGCAGATGTTACAGTCAGCTACAGCGTTAACAGTAAGCGGTGATGGCAAAGTAGCCCTACCAACAGACTTTTTAGAGATTCGGGATTTGCATATCCAAGGCAACCCAAGATACCCAATTACCTATATGTCTCCTAGTACATTCACTAGGGATGCTCCAGCAGACGAGAGTGGCAAACCAATTTATTACACAATTCTGGCAAGCGAATTTGAGTTAGCACCAAAGCCAGATACAGCGTATACATTGGAGATCCTCTACTATGCTAAACCTACTGTATTGTCTACTGGTAATGCAAGCAATGTATTTCTTGCTAATTATCCAGATGCTCTCCTCTATGCCTCTCTTTTAGAAGCAGAGCCGTACTTAATTAACGATGCAAGAAGTCAAACATGGGCAACCCTGTACGACAGAGCAATTAAAAACATATCCGATGCAGATCAAAATGGCGAGTATTCGGGTGTTCCATTACAAATGCGCGTAACCTCACGATAAGGAAATATCATGGCTGAAATGTCAAACTACCTAGAGAATGCACTTATTAATGCAACTCTACGAGCAACAACTTTTACCTCTCCTACAACAGTTTATGTTGGTCTCTATACAGCAGATCCAACCGATGCTGGATCAGGTACAGAGGTTAGTGGTGGATCGTATGCTCGTCAATCAGCTACCTTCGGTGCGCCTAGTAACGGAGTATCTACCACGACTGCTGATATTACTTTCCCACAATGTACTTCTACTTGGGGAACAGTCAGCCACATTGGAATCTTAGATGCACTTACTACCGGCAACCTTTTGTATCACACAGCCCTAGATGCATCCAAGACCATAGAAACAGGCGATTTGTTTAAGATTGCATCAGGAAGCCTCACAGTAACATTGGCTTAATATGCCTGCGGATTACTGTGGCGCGTTCTCGATTGATAGTATCGATCAGTTTGGAACGCTAGAGCAAATACTTGTTTCGTTTGATGATCCAATATGGAACTCAGCTAATACTTGTATTCTGTATGGTGATGGTTCGGTAACAGCTAACGCTAGTGCATCAGCCAATGGTATTAGAACAAGACAAGGTGCAGGTTCAGTAACAGCAGATGGCACAGTATCAGCAAGCGCAGTAAGAACAAGAACCTCATCAGGCTCTATTACAGCCGATGGCACAGTAACTGCTAATGGTTTTGCAGTCCGTAATGGATCAGGCTCAGTCGTAGCACAAGGAACAGTAAGTGCAGAATCAATCAGAATTAGAACAAGCTCTGGATCTGTTAGCTGTGTGGCAACGATCCTCGCTAATGGATCTGGAATATTTAGTGGATCAGGTGCTGTCAGCGCAACAGGTACAGTATCGGCAGTCGCTATTAGGACTAGAACAGGCTCTGGCTCTGTTTCAGCCACAGGCACAGCAGTCGCAGAAGGAATCAGAGAAAGACTAGGAACAGGCAGTATCTCAGCAACAGCTACAGTTAGTTGTGTAGGTGGTGTAGAGTTTGAGGGTACAGGTTCAATAGAGTGCTTTGCAACAGTTACAGCAAACCCTGTAGCTATTTATGGCGCAGTAGCAACAGTCAACGGAATAACCCTAGTTAATTGCTTTGGCAGAGTCTTAGGCGATAACTGGACAGACGAAACAGCAGGAACAGAGGCTTGGACAGGTGTATCACCTAGTGCGACAGTATGGACTGTTGCATCGGCAGGCTCAGAGACTTGGACAGGAACAACACCAACAGTAACAACTTGGTCAAATATATCTAGCGGAAACTCACAATGGCAATAAGTAGAATAACTTTCGGGGAGTGGACTCCAGATCAGCCAGGTCTAGCCAATGGATTACAAAGGGCAGAAAATGTCTTTTCTAAGGCTGTGGGTTATGGTGCTATCAATGCAGCAGAGGACTATTCGGCAGCAGCATCCGAGAACCTAAACAATGTTGTCGCTGCTAAAACAACAGCAGGTGCAACCACAGTATTTGCTGGTGGTGCTACAAAGTTATTTAAATTAGACACTACAGACCTATCATTAGATTCTGTAGTTAAGGCAAGCAGAACGATTACTAATGTTGTCAGAACAACGAATATTGTTACTATTACCACATCGGCTGCTCATGGATACTCTGTGGGTGATGCGCTAACAGTAACAGCAACTTCTTCAACAGGTGTTAATGGTGCAACTATTGTTGAAACAGTACCAACAACTACGACATTTACCTATACCAAAGCAGGCACAGACATTGTTACTACTGCAGATACAGGTACAGTAACCTTTTTATATACAACTCCTACCAATCAGCGTTGGAGATTCACACAATTTGGTAATGTGTTGATTGCAGCGAATGGCGGTAACAGGCTACAGGGATACAATGTAAACTCAAGTTCTACATTCCAAGACCTAGCCTCCGATGCTCCTCAATCTAGGTATGTAACAGTAGTGCGCGATTTTGTAGTGTCAGGCTATGTAAATAGCTCTACTGTATATCCAAACAGAGTGCAATGGTCAGCGTTAGGAGACGAATCCTCTTGGGCTAATTCTGCAACTACACAGGCAGACTTCCAAGACATTCCTGATGGTGGCTCTGTAGTCGGTCTTACAGGTGGCGAGTATGGTCTAGTCTTTATGGATCGTTCTATCCATCGGATGTCGTATATCGGTAGTCCTTTGGTGTTTCAGTTTGACAATATCAGCAGAAACCAAGGGTGCTACGAGGCAAACTCGATTATTCAGTATGGTGGCACATCGTTCTTTTTATCAGACGATGGTTTTTATGCGTGTGATGGACAGCAGATTATTCCGATTGGGAACGAAAAGGTTAATCGGTATTTTTGGTCAGATGTAGATGATGGTGCAATAAACCTAATGTCGGCTGCGGTAGATCCATTTAGAAAACTTGTTATTTGGGCGTATGCCTCTCAGTCATCTGCAACTGTAGATAAATTACTTATCTACAATTATCAGACAAACAAGTGGACAAGCGGTACGACAGATGCAAGCCGAGTAGCTTCTTCTTCTACACCATCCTTTACATTAGATGGTATGGATGTATTTGGCAACCTAGAACAGATTTTGTCTAGTTTTGATGACAGAGTATGGTTAGGTGGAAAAATGCAGTTTGCCGGTGTCAGAAACACCAAGATTGTTACTTTCTCAGGTGCAAACAACACAGCTTACATTGAGACAGGCGATATTGAAATGCCAGGCACAACTTCTGCTATTACTCTAGCTAAACCAATTGTAGATGGTGGCTCTGGTAGCGTTGCATTGGTGTCTAGAAGGCTTTTAAGCGAACAAGTCATATTTGGTTCACAGACAGCAGCAGATGCCGAAAATAGAGTGTCTATTCGTGGTGTTGGAAGGTATCATCGTCTACAATTAACTCCTACAGGTCAATGGACTAATACAGTAGGGATTGATGTAGAAATGAACCCGTTAGGAACTAGATAATGTTTCGAGTGTTGCCTCCGTTTGGAGCAGATCAGCGCGGTGTTGCCGAAGTAGTCAATGGGATTATGAACGGCAAGACCAACAATACAGGGTCGGTAACTCTAGCGACAGGTGGTGCATCTACTACAACCATTACAGATGCTCGTATTGGTGTAGATTCTGTCATATTGTTGATGGCTACAGACGATGTATCAGCTACATCGTATTACCCTTATTTAGCGGTACAAGATGATACAGATCAAGCAGCAACAACAACATCAGCAGCCAATATTATGTCGTTTAGCACTACAGACTATGCTTTAGGTGCAAGTCTAGTAACAAATACGAAACTAACAGCAGGTTACTCTGGACTCTACAACATTCAGTTTAGTGTGCAGTTTAAAAGCACAGTTAATGATCCTGAGTTTGTAGATGTATGGTTTAGAAAAAATGGTACTAATGTAGCAGCATCAAACAGTAAATTTGGTATCTCACAAAGAAAAAGTGCAGGCATTCCAAGTCATATGATTGGCTCATTAAACTTTTTTATTGGTTTAGAGAAAAACGATTATGTAGAGTTAGCTTGGAGACCATCTGATATTGGTGTAACGATTGAGCATTTTGGTACAGATACTTCACCTACTAGACCAGCAACACCTAGCATCATAGCCACAATGAGTTATCTATCATCAAATGGCTATACCAGTAATCTTTTTACAATGCCTTATATATCAGCAGTAACCAACGGAAGTGCCACTATTAGCCATCCAGCTAATACAGTATCAGGCATGACTTATAAATACATCATCGTAGGATAAAGGAATAATTATGGCAGGCGGACAAGGAATGGTTCAAGCGGTAAGCAATGTTGCATCGCCAATGGGATCAATGCCAATGACACCATTTTTAACACAGTCATTTACGCAACCACAAGCGGATACAAAAACTGCTCCATATGATCCAAATAGAATATTGCCACCAAACTATCAAGAAGCTAGAGATGCTTTCCAAAGACAGTTAGATGCACAAAACGCAAACAATCCGCTTGGTAGAATTGGTTTAACAGTTACAGGTAACGATCAATTTGGTCAGCAATTTGGTATGGCTTCTGATGCAGAAGCATTTAATCAGTTTTATAACCAAAACTACGGAACTCCTGCTGCTGGGTATACAACAACTGCACCTCGCTTTTTACCTAGTGAGCCAATTACTCCTGGCGCACCAGACCCAAGAGCATCCTCTATAGATGCAACAATTCGCCCATTCCTTACAGAAGGATTGCGCCAAGCACAAGAGTTATTCTTGCGCCAACAACCTTCTATGTATCCTGGTCAGACTTATGTAAGCCCATCTGAGCAAACATTAACTGCGTTGCAACAACAAGAAAATATTGCAAGACAAGCATCACCATTCTTAGGTGCTGCACAAGGTGCTTATCTACAATCTTTAGGCGGTTTAAGTGGAACGGCAGCCGGTCAATATTTAAATGCTAATCCGTATCAACAACAGATGATGCAAGCAGCTACTCGCCCATTGCAACAAGCATTTAGCGAGCAAGTATTGCCAGGAATTTCTAGTCTTTATAGCCGTTCTGGTCGTTTAGGATCAGGCTCTATGGAAAGAGCATTAGGAACAGTATCCGAACATTTTGGTCGTTCTTTAGGCGATATTACTTCTAATATTGCAGGACAGCAATACCAACAAGAACGAGGCTTACAACAACAAGCAGCATTGCAATTAGCAAACTTGGCACAAGCTGCACCACAGATTTATGGTCAGCAGTTCTTGCCATCACAGACATTAGGACAGATTGGCGCACAAAGAGAGGCAATTGCAGCACAACCTCTACAAGAGCAGATGTCTCGTTATGCTTTCCAACAGCAACTACCATATCAACAATTGTCTGGCTATCTATCGTCTGTTTATGGATCACCTCTTGGATCGTTTGGTACTCCTGCTGCACAACCACAATACTCGCCAAATAGAACTGTAGGTGCATTAGGTGGTGCTTTAGCAGGCGGTTTAGGTGGATATGCTTTAGGACAGGCATTTCCATCTGTAGGTGGTTTCTTAGGCGGTTATGGTGCGCCTGCTATCGGTGCTATCGGTGGCGGTCTATTAGGAGGCGGTTTCTTCTGATGAATGTTTTTCCTCTCAATGTTGCGTATCTTCACCAGCATTGGGAGGAGATAGAAAAATACCTACAACCAGCACTAGAGTTAGGTGGTGTAGAAGAATTTAATATTGACCAATTAAAAGTGTTTATAGCCAATGGGTCATGGACATTGTTTGTTGTAGAAGAAAATCAAAAGTTATGTGGTGCAGTAGTAGTTACTTTTGCAAACTATCCAAACGACAGAATTGCATTTGTAACAGCAATAGGAGGTAAATTTATCAGTAGCAGAGAGACTTCTGATAAGTTTAAGGCTTTGTTAAAAAGCATGGGTGCTACTAAAATTCAAGGATATGCAAGAGAATCGGTAGCAAGATTATGGAAACGAATCGGATTTGCCAATAAACAAATATTAGTGGAATATAAACTATGAGATTTAATAACCGAGCCTGTGCATTGATGGACATTCCTGATCTGCCACAAGGTGCTTTTGAGCATATTGGCGATAAAAAGATAAAGCCACAAGGCGGTGGCAATCCTATTTCAGCTATTACAGACCCAATATCTGATGTATTAGGTACATCAGGTGGTGGCGGTGGCATCCTAGGTGGTGCAGAAGATTTAGTTAAAGGTGCAGGCAATGTTCTTGCAGAATCAGATAAATTTGTAAACAGAGAAATACCTGGCGGTTATGCTTTGCCTGTTGCTTTGGGCATTGCTGCTACTACTGGTTATTTAGACCCATCTTTATTAGCTCCAGAAGCAGCATTTACTGGAGCAACAGAAACAGGACTTGCAACTCTTGCAGGAGAAGGCGCAGTTGCTGATACAGTAGGCGCAGCATTATTATCTGGTGCAACAGAGGCAGCAGCAGCAGAAGCAATCGCACAAGCACTTCCATATACAGAAGCATTTGATGCAATTAACCTTATTAACCAAGGTTTGACACCAACACAAGTAGCACAAAATCTACAGATTACTGCTGGCATTGATGCAATGGTAGCTCAAGATATGGCTCAATTGGCTGCACAAGGATTGAGTCCAGAAGCAATCATGCAGACACTATCTTATTCTTATACTCCTGCTGAATTAGCAGGAACAGGGATAGAATCAAAAGCATTAGGTCTACCAAGCAAAGGCTTAACAGCAGGACAAGCACTACAAGGTGCAAGATTGGCAAGTGGTTTATTAAGCGGTCAACAACAACAACCACAGCCACAGCAACAACAGATGATGATTGGTGGTAGACAAACCAATCCTTATGGCGGTGTAGATTACTCAGGCTTATTAAATCTATTACAACCAAGAATAGCAACAAGAAATCCAAATTCTTTACTAGGATAAA